ATTTACATATACTGGACCTTCTGCTTCTGAAATAAGAGCTCATATTAATGTAGTTGATGCTGGTGGAGATGGATCATTTGCTTATGATTCTGCTCTTGGAAAGTTAACATACACTGGACCTAATGCTACTGAAGTAAGAGCACATTTTAGTGCTGGTGAAGGTATTGACATATCTTCTGGTGAAATATCTGGAGAAGATGCTACTGCATCTAATAAAGGTATTGCTTCATTCAGTAGTGATCACTTTACAGTTTCATCTGGCGCAGTAACAATTAAAACGGACGGTATTGATGATACTCATATCGATTTTGGTACAGGAACAAATCAAGTTAGCACTGCAGATATTCCAGAACAAACTAATCTATATTATACAGATGCTCGAGCTGACAGTGATGCAAAGAATGCTATATCTTTAAGTTTCACTGGAGGTGATGGTGCAGCATCATATACACCAGCAACTGGTATTATTTCAGTCACTGGTCCATCTGCAGCCGAAACAAGAGCACATTTTAGTGGTGGCGAAGGCATTTCTTATACTGCTGGTACTGGAGTAATTGCGCTTGATACGACTGATTCTGTAACTTTTGGCGGATTGTATGTATCTGGTAATACAATTCTTGGTGGTAATCTTACAGTTAATGGAACTACTACAACCGTTAATTCAACAAATAGTTTAGTTGCGGATCCTTTAATAGAATTAAATACTGGTGCGACTTCAAACGGTAACGATCTTGGTTTCATTATGGAACGTGGTTCAACTGGTAACAATGCTGCAATTATCTGGGATGAGTCAGAAGACAAGTTTAAAGTTGGTACAACTACGAATACTGGTGCAGATACCGGAAATCTTACAGTTACGACTGGTACAATGATTGCTAATATCGAAGGTAATGTGACTGGTAATGTAAGTGGAAGCTCTGGATCAACAACTGGTAATGCGGCAACTGCTACCGCTTTACAAACAGGAAGAACAATTGGTTTAAGTGGTGATGTTACTGCATCAGGTGTAAGTTTTGACGGAACAGGTAATATTACTCTTACTACTGCCATGGCAGCTAATAGTGTTGATTTAACAACACATACTACTGGTAATTATGTTCAACAAGGTGCTACATCTGGTAACGGTATCTCAGGTTCAGTTAACTCAGAAGGCGGAACATTCACTGTAGCATCAAATGCTACAAATGCAAATACAGGAAGTACAATTGTATTTCGAGATGCATCTGGTAACTTTAGCGCCGGTACTATTACCGCATCGTTAAGTGGTAATGCTTCAACTGCCACTAGCGCAACTGATGCAACTAATTCTACAAATTTTAATGTTGCGGCAGACAATTCTACTAACGCTACACATTACGTTATTTTTACTGGTGGTGCCACTGGTAACCAGAGACCTAATTCTGATACTACATTAACATATAATCCATCTTCAAATACTTTATCAACTACTACGTTTTCTGGTGCTTTATCCGGTAATGCAACTACTGCTACCACTCTCCAAACCGCAAGAACTATCGGTGGTGTATCATTTAATGGTAGTGGGAATATTAACTTACCAGGTGTCAATACGGCTGGTAATCAAAACACTTCTGGTAACGCAGCTAGTGCTACTGTTTTACAAACTGCGAGAACTATTGGTGGTGTATCATTTAATGGTAGCACGAATATTAACCTTCCAGGCGTTAACACATCCGGTAACCAAAACACTTCTGGTAATGCGGCAACTGCTACAAAACTAGCAACTACTAGAGCGATTCAAATTTCTGGAGATGCAACGGGTACTGCTAACTTTGATGGATCTGCTGCTATTAATATTTCGGTATCTCTTGCTGCCAATACAGTTACTTCATCTGAATTAGCTTCAGCATCAACTTTATTACTTAAAAATACATCTGGAACAACACTAAAAACTATTATTGGAGCCGGTAGCTAATGGCTAATCCTAACTCAAGAGATACCCTTATTGACTATTGTAAGCGACGACTTGGCGAACCTGTTATTGAGGTAAACGTCGATGAAGATCAACTTGAAGATAGAGTTGATGAAGCGATACAGTATTTTCAAGAATTTCATTCTGATGCTACTTATCGTGCATATGTATCTCATGCGTTAACTGCTGATGATATTACAAATAAATATATTACAACCTCTTCTGATGTTCATCATGTAACAAGGGTATTTCCTGTTATATCGAGTGGAAGTGCTTCAAAGAATCTATTTAATCTTCGCTATCAAATGCACTTGTCAGAATTAACTGATATGTCTCAGTTTGCAGGTGATATTGCTTATTATGAACAAATTCAGCAGTATTTGTCTTTACTTGATATGACATTAAATGGTCATACAATGACAGATTTTTCACGTAGACAGAATAGAATTTATTTATTTGGACATATTGAAGATTTAGACATTGTAGCAGGTGATTATATAGTTTATGAAGTGTACAACACTATTCAACCGAATAGTCATACTTCGATCTATAATGATATGTGGTTGAAAGAATATACAACTGCATTAATTAAACAACAATGGGGAATGAATTTAATGAAATTTGAGGGCATGCAGTTGCCCGGTGGAGTAATACTTAATGGTAGACAATTGTTTGATGATGCTCAAGGTGAAATTGAAGACCTTAGAGAAAGGATTAGACTCGAGCACGAATTACCAGCAGACTTTTTTATAGGATGATGGTATGGCCCGAAACTACTATATAAGGGATAATGTAAGATCTGAACAAAATCTCTATGAAGATATCGTAATTGAATCTCTCAAAATTTACGGACAAGATGTATATTATCTTCCGCGTGATACCGTATATGAGGATAAAATTTTTGGTGATGAAATTCCTGCACGATATAATTCAAGTTATAAAATAGAAATGTATATCGACAACATCGAAGGTTTCGATGGTGAGGGTGACTTATTTACTCGATTTGGTGTAGAAATTAGAGACGAATGTACATTTGTTGTATCAAGGCGTAGATGGAATCAAACTATTGGTGGTGATAATGATATTAATAGTGAAAGACCACGCGAAGGTGATTTAGTATATTTACCGCTTTCAAAATCTATGTTTCAAATAACTGCGGTAGAAGATGATCAACCATTTTTTCAATTATCTAATCTTCCTGTATTTAAATGCCGTGCACATTTATTTGAATATAATAGTGAAGATTTTGATACTGGTATTAAAGAAATTCAAGATATCGAAAAAAACTATGGATACACATATCTGTTAAAGATTTTAGGTGCAGATATAAACAACAGAAAACCAATATATCCAGGCAATATTATAACACAGAATCAAAGTGGTGTATTAGTTACAGCAGAGGTTGCTAAATATTCAGATTCAGATGGAACAATTCATGCTGTGAACCTATCTTCATCTAATGCAACATATAAACAATTTCAAGCAGATAGTTCGATTACAGTTGATTCAGCAAGTAATATACACACAATTCAAACAGTGACTGAACTAAATAAACTTTCAGAAGACGAACAAAACACAGATTTTGGATCATTTGGTGATGATTTCCTAGATTTTAGTGAATCAAATCCATTTGGAGATCCATCGGGGAATGACTAATGAGTGACGATTTTTTTGATTTTGGCTTTACTGCTGTCGACGAAAATGAATTAGAAGCAGTTCAAAAAATTGCTTCAAAAGCAGAAACTCTTGGTGCTTCAGCAATGAATACTCAAGAAAAGATAGATAAATTATATAATGCAATAATACCATTATTAAATAACTTAAAGAAAAATCCAGAAAAGGAATATATTCTCTGGCCGGATCGATTAAATAAAGTAGAACAATTCGAAACACATTTACAGAAAATATATAATAGCTAATGTTTGGTGGACACTTTTATCACGAGAAAACTAGAAAAGCAGTTGCTATATTTGGCAAACTGTTTAATAATCTATATATAATTCGTAAAAATCAAACTACTGGTGCATCTACTTCTCAAGTAAAAGTCCCATTAGCATATGCCCCAAAAGCAAAATACCTAAGCCGTATTAAAGAAAAT